TAATGGCTTATCATCCAACAATTGAATTCTTTGTTACTGGAGATCCAACTGGATATTCAAAAGTTTTCCAGGCAGAATTAGACTGTGAGGTCAATCAAATGAACTGGTTACTTGAAGAACATGAGAATATTAATGAAGAAATCGCTAAAAAGGTTGGGGTCGCCAAAGCGGATCTTATAAATAAATATAATATAGAGGAAATATAATGGCTAAACCAAATTCAAGAGCAACATTAATAAGTTACTGTAAAAGAGCTTTAGGAGCTCCGGTAATTGAAATTAATGTTGATGACGATCAAGTAGATGATAGAATAGACGAAGCTTTGCAATTCTATCAAGAGTATCATCATGATGCTATAGAAAAAGTATATTTAAAACATAAAGTAACTGGTTCATCTTTAACATTGTCTGCGGCGGTAGCCGGTAATTTTACAGTTGGAGAAGTTATTACTGGTGGAACATCAGGAGCAACTGCTAATGTAATAACTGCCACCGGAAGTACAATCACATATTCTTCTTTAGGAGATTCTAATAAAGTATTTTCTACAGAAACTATTACAGGCGGAACTTCTGCCGCAACAGCAACAGTTAGTTCTATCACAAAAGGTAATATAGAAAATGGATATATTGCAATTCCAGATCTAGTAACTAATGTGGAAAGAGTATTTCCTTTAAATAGTGCAAATAGTGGTTCAATAAACATGTTTGATATCAGATATCAAATGCAAGTAAATGATATATATTCACTAGGATATATGGGATCACTTTTAGAATATGCAATGACACAACAATGGGTGTCTATGATAGATACTGTTCTTGATCCAAGTAAAAAACACATAGATTTTGCCAGACATAGAAATACATTAAGAATAGATATGGACTGGTCGGCCGAAGTTGAAGTAGATGATTATATAATCATAGATTGTTATAGGATATTAGATCCTGATACGTATACAGATGTATACAATGATTACTATATGAAACGTTATGCAACAGCACTTTTAAAACAACAGTGGGGTGCTAATTTAATTAAATTTGAAGGAATGGAAATGCCTGGTGGTGTAGTATTTAATGGAAGACAATTGTTTGATGATGCTACAACAGATCTAGAAAAATTAACCGAAGAAGCCAGGCTCAATTGGGAAATGCCAGTTGATTTTATGACAGGGTAACCTATGGCTAGAAATGTTTATTTTTCCCAGGCCGTTAAATCAGAGCAAAATCTTTATGAAGATTTAATTATTGAATCTCTGAAAATTTTCGGTCAGGATATTTATTATCTACCTAGAACATTAGTCTCTAGAGATGATATTTTAGGGGAAGACAGAGGATCTAAATTTGATGATGCTTATCTTATAGAAGCCTATATAGAAAATTCTAGTGGATTTGAAGGTGCCGGAGATCTATATTCTAAATTCGGTTTGGAAATAAGAGATGAAGCCACATTCATACTATCTCGTAGACAATGGCAAAAGATAGTAGGAGCCTGGAATACTACAGTAGATTATCCTATTCCTTATGAAGGAGATATACTATTCCTTCCAATGTCAAATAAATTCTTTGAAATTACATTTGTTGAACACGAACAACCATTCTATCAATTATCTAATTTACCAGTTTATAAACTTCAATGTGCTCTTTATGAATACAATGAAGAAGATTTCGAAACTGGTGTCGATGAAATTGATATTACTCAGGTTAAAGCATCATATCAAGTCACTATGGACTATTCAACTTCTAGTAATAATCACTTTACTCAAGGAGAAACTATTAGTCAGGTTGTTTCTTCTGGAATTACTGTCACTGGTGAAGTACAGACAGTAGAACATCTATCCACAACTGGTGGTAGGATAACTGTATCTGGAATAGGTGTCACCGGTATTGCAGAGGCAAGAGACTTTATAGTATCGGCTTCTATTCCTGTTGTAGGTGCCAAATCAACACTGTCGGCTTATATTACTAAAGTATATGATATTGGTGATACTAGTTCGGCTTCCTTTATAGATCCTGCAGATGGTGGTGGTGAAAACTCAGAATTTGAATTAAGCGCAGATGGATTTTTAGACTTTACTGAAAATAATCCATTCGGCGATCCTTCGGACACATACTAATGTTTGGTACTCACTTTTATCACGCAACCATGAGAAAGTCCGTGGCAGTCTTTGGGACCATGTTTAATAACATATCGGTTATTAGAAAGGATGGCTCAGGCGGCGTTCTGAACCAAATAAAGGTACCTCTCGCATATGGACCTAAACAAAAATTCTTATCTAGAATAGATCAACATACTATGTCTGATGCCTCAATGGCTTTAAGATTACCACGTATGTCTTTTGAAATAACACAATTAGAATTAGATTTAAATAAAAAAGAAAATAAACAAAATAAAATTACGGCTCCTAATTCTGCCGATAAGAGTAAGAAACAACAAATACAAATGCAGACACCTTATAATATAGGTATGCAACTTAATATTCTTGTTAAAAACCAAGATGATGGTCTTCAGATTTTAGAACAAATATTACCTTACTTCCAGCCAGATTATACTGTGACTATTAAACCTATTGATGGTTGGGCTGATTATAAACAAGACGTTCCTATTGTATTAAATACCGTAGGTGTTTTAGATGAATATGAAGGTGATTATACATCAAGAAGAGTATTAACATATACTTTAGATTTTACTATGAAGATGACCTTTTATAGTGGAGTTGGAACTCAAAGTATTATTAAAGAAGTTCAACTTGATTGGTTTAATAAAAATAATTATTCTGAGGAATATGCAGGAATTAATATTAATGTTAATCCTTCAACTGCAGCGGAAGAAGATAGTTATACTATCGTAACAACTTATGATCCATTAGGAGTTCCAGATTCATTTACGGCTATAGTAAATAACGTTAGCGGTACATTCCAACTACAAGAAACTATAACAGGATCGGCTTCGGCCAATTCTGGTGAGGTAGGAAGTTGGCTACCATTAGTTCCTGATCCTAATTCTACGGTAGGTATAGCTATACCTTCAGGATATTTTCAAATTGGAGAGACTTTAACTGGTACTACATCAGGCGCAACAGCAACTATTGTTTCGTATACATAATATTATGAGTGATAAAAAACAGGCTATCTCTGAAAGATTAGCTAAAAACTTACCAACTAAGAATAATAAACAACTTAGTCAGATTTATGTCGATAAAAAAGATATAAAGGACGATTATGAATTTTCGCGTGCAACTCTTAAAGACCTTATAAGAACTGGTACCTTATCTTTAGATACTTTAGCAGAATTGGCCAGAGAATCTGAACACCCTAGAGCCTTTGAAGTATTAAGTAATTCAATTAAGAATATTGGTGATGTCACAGACAAATTAATGAGTTTGCAAAAGGTAAAAAAAGATTTAAATAAAGAAGATGATGAACAAAGGAAAGTAACTAATAATAATGTATTTGTTGGCAGTACAGAAGAATTACAAAGAATGTTATTAGATAAGGATCATATTATAGATGGCGAAGTTGAGGATAAAAAATAACGAATTCGGCTACCTTGGAAATCCGAGTGTTAAAAGAGACGGTGTAATATCCGATTTTACTCTTGAAGAGGTAAAGGAATATAAAAAATGCATGGAAAATCCTGCATACTTTGCAAGAGAGTATATTAAAATCGTTTCTTTAGATGAAGGTCTTATTCCATTTGATCTATATCCATATCAAGAAAAAATGTTTGATCATTTTAATGATAATAGATTTGCAATAGTATTAGCATGTAGACAAAGCGGAAAATCTATATCTTCAGTAGTATATCTTTTATGGTATGCATGTTTTCACCCAGAAAAAACAATAGCTATATTAGCTAATAAAGGGGCTATAGCCAGAGAAATGCTCGCGCGCGTGACGCTCGCGCTAGAAAATTTACCCTTCTTTTTACAACCTGGATGTAAAGCTTTAAACAAAGGATCTATAGAGTTTAGTAATAATTCTAGAATTATAGCCTCGGCCACATCAGGTAATTCTATTCGTGGCTTATCAATCAACTTATTATTTTTAGATGAGTTTGCATTTGTAGAGAATGATGCTCAATTTTATACCTCAACATATCCTGTTATTTCTGCCGGTAAAGACGCAAAGATTATAGTAACTTCTACTGCAAATGGTATAGGAAATATATATCATAAACTCTGGGAAGGGGCAAGTAATAATACTAATGAATTTAGACCTTTTAGAGTCGATTGGTGGGATGTACCTGGTAGAGATGAGAAATGGAAAGAACAAACCGTAGCGAATACATCGGAATTACAGTTTGAACAAGAATTTGGTAATACATTCCATGGAAGAGGTAATACACTTATAAGTGCTAATCATTTATTAGCTCAAAAGGCAGAAGAACCAGTCCATATACAAGAAAATGTGTTTATATATAAAGAAACTATTCCAGAACATGATTATATACTTCTAGTTGATGTTGCTAAAGGCCGTGGACAAGACTATTCGACTTTCAACATTATAGATGTATCT